ATAGAGAACAAGTACAAAAACAACTAGAGATTGATGAAGGAGTAGTATACGAAGTATACTTAGATCACTTAGGTTATCCAACTTTTGGAATAGGACACCTCATCTTAGATGATGATCCCGAGAACGGGTTTGCCGTTGGGCATTCTGTCGAACCCGAAAGAGTAACCGAAGCTTTTCAAAACGACTTAGATATTTCTATTGATGAGTGCAAGGTTCTTTATTCTGATTGGGACGACTATCCAGGGGAAGTCCAAGAGATACTCGTCAATATGATGTTTAATCTTGGACGTCCTCGACTTACTGGATTTAGAAACATGAAAAAAGCTCTCGACAAATGCGATTGGTCAACAGCCGCAGTTGAAGGGAGAGACTCTAAGTGGTATCGTCAAGTAGGTAATCGAGCCGAAAGATTAATGACTAGGTTAGAGAATGTCTAAGATCCTAATGGGAATTATGGCGGCTATGGCAGTAGGGGGATACCTTTACTACCAAACCGCTGTAGTACCTATGAAAAATAAATTAGAAGAACAAACCGCAGTAATACTTGCACAAGATCTGCGGGATCAAGAGCAGAAGGCTACAATAGCCGCAATCACAGCAAATGCAGAAAAGACAGCAGCAGCAACTGCCCAACTTCAACAACAAAATCAGCAGTATGAAGCTGAAATGGCTGAGTATTTAGATATTTTTCGTAGGCACAACCTTGCAAAGATAGCTAGTGCAAGACCTGGACAAGTAGAAATACGAGCTAACAATAGAACAAAGGAGGCATTCGATGCAATTGAAGAAATTAGTATTCGTATTAGCAATCCTAAGCCTTAGCGGTTGTAGTTTGCTACAACAGCCCCCAAGAGAAGTAGAGATTATAACTAAGCCTGTGCAAATAGATATTGTACAGCCAGTTATGCCTCGACCTTTAAACTTAAAAGAACCTAAGTGGTACGTAGTTTCGGATAGAAAAATACCGAAAGAAGAACGTACCTATATGGATAAGTTTGAAGCAGATATCAAAAAGAAACACGGAGGAGATCTTGTGTTTGTCGCAATGACAGTTGCAGATTATGAGTTAATGGCTTATAATACACAAGAAATCAAAAGATACATCAGCCAATTGGGCGAAGTAATTGTATATTACAGAGAGGTTACTACTAATGAAAAAGAAGAATCCAGTAGCGAAGTTTCAGAGACAGTTCAATAAAGCCGTTGTTTTCCTAGACCGTAAACGAGAAGAGAAAAAGAACCCTAAAATGATAAACGCAGAGTATGTGAGTTTAGACGACGATGATAGAAATACATAAATCAGCAAAGAAAGTTTTTTCAGAACTAATACTGCCTGCAAACTCAATAGGCATTCGTATAAAAGTACAGAGTGCAGGATGTAATGGACACTCTTATGTAATGGAGTGGGCATACAAGCAAGAAGAAGGAGACCATGTACTTCTAGATCTTCCTGTAACTGTATACATTGATAGTAAAAGTTCAATATTTTTATTTGGCTCAGAATTACAGTATAAAGTAGAACAATTTCAAGAAGGTTTTGAATTTGTAAATCCAAACGAAACAAGTAAGTGCGGGTGTGGAGAGAGTTTCTACGTTGCATAGGAACAAGGAATTACTAATTGACAAAATATTTTATCAGTGCTCCATTTGGAAACTACTTGCAGTATATTAACTTTTTAAGTGGTAAGCCAGTAATCAGCGTTACAGGAACTTTCACAGTTAAACCACGTCCAGGTAGAATTAAACAAATACTTCGTACATTACGATATGTACATACAAAAGAAGGATGGACATGGCGTAATAAATTAGGATTACGTAACCCAGGCATTTTCAAAGGTATAGAAAATACTGCACCGCATAGTATAATGAGTATTTCAAGTTTGGAATCAAATGACTGGCGTATACTTTACGAAATAGTACCTAAGAATATGAGCGTTGAACTTAATATAAGTTGTCCTAATGTAGACGCACATCCAGACTTAATAAAAAGTTTTGCAAAAGACGAACGTAAATGGTGCATTGTAAAAGTACCGCCTACAATAACAAACAAACAACTTGACAAAATTGTAGATTTAGGTTATAATCAAATACACGCAAGTAATACAGTACCAACAAGAAAAGGTGGATTAAGTGGTAAGATCATTATGCCATACACTATTAACATAATTGAATACATGAAAACCACACATCCTCACGTTGAAGTTATTGCCGGTGGAGGAGTAAAAGATAAAGCTAGTGCTGATAGATATATTGACGCTGGAGCAGATCACATAAGTTTAGGAACAGTGTGTTTTACACCATGGAAAGTAAAAAGTATTATAGATGGATAATTTAAATAAGAAGTTACATTGGACTACAACCATAACTGAAAAAGTAAGGTTAAGCGG